CATGACATTCAGCGGAGATCTCACGCTTGCCGCATCGTCTGCCATCGCTGGCACGTCTACGGTCACAGCCTCCACCGCCGGAACGAACGTAGCTCCTGCCGCTGGCGTGATCGCACGCATCAGCGTTACCGGTCTACTTGCCTCCGCCGGAGCCGACTCGTACACCACCGAGATCATCATCAAAGCTCCTCCCGAGAACAGCGTAACGCTCACGACCGCGATCTCTGGTACCGGTTCTGCCAGCGTAATCGGCTGGTACACAAGCTAAGGAATTCAATGGCTACCTATGACGACCTTGTGAGCCGAGTGAAGCAGCAGCTTCTTGGTTACACCAGGGATCAGGCTTCTGTCTCGTACCTCACTGCTCCTATGGGTGCCAGTGACACTACCTTTACCGTCGACACCGACACGATCACCAATATCTCCCGAGGTCTCGTAGAGATCGACGGAGAGATGATCCTGGTCAAGAGCAAAGACCGCGATACCGGGATCGTCACGGTTCTGGCTGGGACGAATGGCCGTGGTGTCGAAAGCACCACGGCTTCCAGTCACGCAGCGAACGCGATCGTTACTTCTGATCCTCGGTACCCGAAGGCCCGGATCATGGAAGCAATCAACGACACCATCAACGGAGTCTACCCGGATCTCTGGGTGTTCGGCGAAGTCGAGTTCCCGTGGATTTCCGCACGCTACGAGTACCCTCTGCCTGCCGAGGTGGAGAGGGTGTACAAGGTCACGTCTAACACGATCGGCCCTTCGGCTGTATGGTTCCCCAACTCTTCGTGGCGATTCAATCCCCAGGCGTCGACAACGCCTGGGCAGACGTTCCCTACTCCCGCACCTACAGGCAAGAGCCTTCAGGTGATGCGCGACTTCATCGTTCCCGGCAGGAACGTGCGGGTCATCTACATCAAGCCTCCGACTACCCTCACCGATCTGGACGACGACTTCAGCACCACCGGATTCCCTGACCGTTACATCGACATGATCGTGTACGGCGCCTGCTGGCGCCTTATCCCTGCTTATGAAGCAGCACGACTTCAGCAGACTGCGATCGAGGCAACCGAGCGAGCAGAACTCGTTCCTACTGGCTCCGCCTCGAAGGCGTCGCAGTACTACTACAACCTGTACCAGACCCGTCTCGATGAAGAGCGGGATCGACTGCTCTCTCTGTACGAGACCTACCAGACCTTCAACGGATAAGGGGGATCAGTGCCTGTACGCAACTATTCCAGTGTGGCGGACGAGACTACGCTGGACGCTGGCGTCAACAACTCGGCCACGGTCATCATCGTGGCATCCACACTCGGCTTTCCAGTCACCACTCCCTACACGCTCGCACTCGACTACGGCGCCGCTACCGAAGAGCTGGTCGATGTCACAGGCGTGGCTGGTCTCAGCCTCACTGTAACCCGGGCGGTCGATGGCACATCTGCCGCAGCTCACTCTTCCGGTGCCAAGGTTCGTCACGTCTCATCCGCCCGGGACTTCCGGGAATCCAACGAGCACATCAACGCAGACGACGGAGTTCACGGAGTCGTCGGTAACGTAGTCGGCACAACCGACACGCAAACCCTAACGAACAAGACTCTGACTTCGCCTGTCATCAACGGTGGCACGGTCGATGTCGCAGACATCACGGTCGATACGCTCTCGGTGGAACAAGGCGCTCTCATAGAGCGCCAGGATGGTGGCGGTATTCCGCTCATCGTCAGGAGCGCAGCTCCATGGACCGGCGCGATCATCGACGTCCGGGACAACGCCGACGACACGATGCTGTTTGTGACCGAGGCTGGTCAGACGAACGTGGAAGGCGGCTTCCGAGTCGCTGGCGGTTCCGGCCTTGGAGGCGGAACCGTTATCACCGAAGCTGCGGACCTTGTCACTCACGCCCTTACTGTTCAGAGCTCGGCTGCGGTCGAGCTGTTCAGGGTGAACAGCACTCAGGTGCTGGCATCCAAGCCGTTCGACTCGACTACGACTACGGTTACGTCGGGAACCCTGGCTACTGCAGCCACCGGCTGGACCGTCAGTGGTACCACGGTCGGGTTCGTGAAGAACGGCATGATCACGATCAACGGCAACTTCACCCGGTCTGGTGCGAACATCACAACCGATGCGACAGGTGGACTGTCGACCGGCATCATCGCTATGGGAACCATAGCTGCGCCTTACCGCTCCATCTCGGGAGCGGGAACCCTGATCTTCCACTGCGGTAACGCTATCGGTACAGGCACCGCACGAATCAACAGTGCTGGTGCTGGCATCGTGGAACTGGTCAGGTGGCAGGCTAGCTCTACGATCTCCACGGCGAACACCATTGCTTTCACGCTCACCTATCCGCTTACGTAAGGAGGCGACGTGGGAACTCTCGTCAATCCGATCCCCTGGCAAATCAGTGGTCGCGGAAGCGGTACTCAGGGTCAGTACATCTCGGCTGACATTGACTACGACTACGCTATCGCGGGAATTCCCTTTGTCTCCGCCATCAGGGACGAGTACCCCTACACCGAACGCATGGCTCCGATCCGCAAGGAGCAGTTCGACAACTTCGCAGAGCCTGGAGAGCAGTCGCTCGAAGGCTGGTGGCTTCGCAGCCAGTCCACCTTTACAGGTGGAGCTGGCGTTCTGTATCAGGACCCAGACAACGATAACCAGTTCAACTACAGGTTCGCCGACTCTCTTGGGATAGACCCTTGGGAATCCGGCAACATGAAGCTGCTTCGGCGGACAGAACAGGTGAGCCTGTCTTCGTCCCCGGTGATCCTTGCCCAAGGGTACGTCGACCCTTCTGGGGTCGACTCGTTCTGGCTGGTTCAGGGAAACTCTCTGGATAAGGTGACCGACTCTGGCTCCACCAGCATCTCAGCTGGCGGCACAGACATCCTGGACATCACGTCCACGGGCGCTACGTACATCATCGCCAGAACCGATGGGATCTGGAAGGGGCTGGATACCGCAGCCCCGTTCTTCATGTACACCAACGCTCTGACTACTCCGGTGATCGAGTTCGTCAAGGACCGTCTGATCATCACGAACGGTCCGAGCGTGTATCAGGGTGTTCTCACCGCAGCCAGCGCAGCGCTTCCTGCGGTTACATACACGCACCCCGACCCGAACTGGCGATGGAGGTCCATTACCGACGGACCGAACGCGATCTACATCGCAGGCGATTCGGGGACGACCAGCCAGATCCACAAGTTCTCGGTGATCGACAACGACGGAGTCCCTCAGTTCCAGTGGGCTGGCGTTACTGCGACGATGCCCGGTGGCGAGATCATCAGGACGATCTATTCGTACGTGGAGTCGTTCGTGGGTATCGCCACGAACAAGGGCTTCCGGGTCGGAGAGATCGACAGCAACGGTGACGTGCTGTACGGTCCACTGATCTTCGAGCCTGATGGTGGTTGCCGTGGAATCGTCGGCAACGACAGGTTCATGTGGGTCGGGTCTGCTGACGCACACGATGGCCAGACTGGACTGTTCCGGGTGGACCTTGGTAACGCCACGCAAGAGCAGACCTCAAGAGCTGTGCGCTACGCGTACGCCAGGGATGTCTACGCAGAGGAGTCGAACGGTCTCGTGTCCTCGGTCACGATGTTCGGAACCTCTGATCGCAAGGTGTTCACGATCGAAGAGTTCGGCAGCTCGAAAGAGTTCGCCGAAGAGCTGGTCGAATCCGGATACCTCACGACCGGCCGGATCAGGTTCAACACGGAAGAACCCAAGCTGTACAAGTTCTTCTCGGTGCGCATCCCCTCGCCCATCACGGGCGAGGTAGCTGTCAGCGTTCTGACTGAGACCGGTGGAGAGATCCCGTACATCACGTACTCGGGATCGTTCACTTCCGGCATCAAGGACGTGGGCATATCCAACCCGGTAGGCCCACAGAACTGGCTGGCTCTGAAGTTCACCATAGGAAGAGACAACACCGACACCTCGCTAGGTGGCATTCTGAACGGATGGCAGGTGAAGGCTCTTCCTGGTTCCATCCGCCAGAGGATCATCACTGTCCCGGTCCTGATGTACGACAACGAGAAGGACCGTACGTATCAGAACTACGGTTATGAGGGTTTTGCCAGAGATCGACTTGAGCAGTTCAAGGCAGTCGCTCGTGCTGGTGACAGCATCCTGTTCCAGGAGCTGTCGGAAAACTTGATCACCGAGGTCGTCATTGACGACTGGGAGTTCAAGCAGGATGGACCTCCGGCGCCCAGGGGGGCGCTCGGTGGTGTTCTGACCATGGTTCTCAGAACTGTGGCAGAGTCCACGTAACGCCCGGGAAAGGGAGAAGATGGGTGTCGAAGCACTTATAGCCGCGTTCGTTGGCCTGGCTGGTGTTGCTGGCGGATGGATAGGTGGCAAAAGGAATGCCGCTACGTCTGCCGTCAGCATCGCCACTGATACAGTAGACCTACTTCAGGTTCAGATCGAGTTCCTGAAGTCGGAGAACGGCGACCTCAAGGCTCGCGTAGAGGTCCTCGAAGCTCTGGTCACTCAGCGAGCGGAGGTAGAGGCAGTGAAGGTGGAAGTTCAGGGAGTGCGGGGCGTGGTCGATCGCATCGCCAGCAAGGTAGGTGCGTAATGGATCTACCGTGGTTCAAGCGAGACATCATCCGCCCCTCCACAGAGTTCGAACGCGAGGCTGTGAGCCACGCTCAGAGGGTCTTGCGCATCCCGGTGACCGGAGAGATGGACGAGCGCACGATCACCGTTCTGAGGGGCACACAGGCCGTTTTCGGGCTACGTATGACCGGCATCCTCGATAAGGCTACAGCCGAAGAGATCGAGAACATAAGGAGCTACTACAGTGTCGCCGTACCCGAAGCCGAAGAAGACGACCAAGCCCAAGCCGAAGCCTAAGGGGAAGTAGTGAGAGACGAATGGGTAAGAACTGTCCGCACCGTTATCCAGACACTGGTGTCTGTTGGTGCACTTGCCCCGATCCTGATACCAGCGCTCGGACTGTCGACGACTGCCGGTGTGGGTGCGGCTGTCATTGGTGTCGCTGCGATCGTTACTCGCGTGACCACGATTCCTCAGGTAGCTGAGCTGCTCAACAAGTACTTCAAGATTCCCAAGCCGTAACACAGAAACACAAGCGGGGCCCTTAACGGGGCCCCGCCTTTTTTGCGTTCTAGAACCTTTTGCCGCAGCCGTTGCAGCTACCGTAGTCCTTCGGGTTACTGGCCCCGCAGCCTAAGCAGGTCTTCATCAGTCCTCAAACCGGAGGGTGCCGACGAGGCGGCCGGACTGGACAAGGTCCATCGCCGCGACCCCCAGCGCCTTGCTCAACGAGTCGAACACGCCCTGACTGACGCCACGGAACCCGTAGATAGGCCCGCTCACCTTGCCGAGGACCGCGTACACCACCTCTGCCTCTTCCTGGGACAGGTCGAGCCGGTAGAAGTTCTGCACCACAGTCTCGGTGCGCTTCTGAATCTCAGCCATCAGTACTCCTCTATTCTGAGCCGAAGCCTGCCATCAGGCAGGCGTTCGACAATCACCCTACGCACTTGCATGTCTCGAAGTTGCCACCACACTTAGGGCAGCGGGGTTCATCGGCCATTGATCCACCAGCTAAACAGAGCGGGAAGGATCACTTCCCAGAAACTCGACGGAACCGACAGGTAGATGCTGACAAGTACACCCCTTACATCCATCGTGCCCCTCGCC